ACTTTGACGGTGCAATACAGGCCGCTAAGAACCTATCTAAGCAAGAGCGTGACCGTTCATTCGCAGGTTTCTCTGAGCTTGCTAAAGTCTGGGGTGGTACATCATCTGCTGGTGAAGTATATGCTGAAGTCCCAGAGACTCTGAGGGGCGTTGGTTTTGCTTCTGCTACTATGGCTGCATTTACTGTAGCTCAAGTTGAGTCTGGTGACACACCACTAGTACTTGGTAAAAACTGGTACAAGCAGAACGTTGAGAGCCAAGGACAAGCCTATGCACTAGCTGCAAAGCATGACCCTAACTTTGAACCAACTATGGTTAAGAACCTAACTAGCGATCTAGCAACTAACGTAGAGATGCTTAGAACTGAGGCTTCAAAGCAGGGTTTTGTCCCTACTATGGACCAAGGTAACATTGTGCTCGTACATGGTGGACCAACACACACACAGAAGATGGCAGCATTCGAGGCTGCTATAGCTACCTCTAAGGAAAAAGACCCTGCTGGTGTAGCTGGTATTGAAGCAAACCGTGATGCTTATCTTGCTGAGAAACCAACAGCTATGAACCTTGAGATAGGTGAAAAGAATGTTGATGTTCTTGGTGATGCAGTCTATAAGTTTAATGCTCTTAAGAACCTTGGTAACATTGGCTCTCAGGTGCGTGACCTTACTACAGCCGACTTCAACCTTGTAGATGCTGAAGATGAAGCAATCGCTGCTGAGACAATGGCTGCACTAAGTAATGGTGAGGCTACAACATCTAACGGACGTATCGCTGAGGCTGTTGGTGTAGACTTTGGTAGCATTGAGCAAGAGTATGGCTTACCTGAAGGATTCCTTGAGCGTACTGCTCAGATCGAATCTGGTGGCAACCCTGCTGCTAAGAACCCTAACTCCAGCGCTGGTGGTCTATTCCAACAGATCGACGCTAACGCTAAAGAGTTTGGTGTAACTGATAGGTTCAATCCAGAACAGTCAACTGTAGGCGCTGCTAAGTTTGCTAAACAGAACGCTGCTAGACTCCGTAAGGTACTCGGACGTGAACCAACAGGCGCTGAACTTTATCTAGCTCACCAACAAGGTGGTGCTGGTGCTGCTAGGCTCCTAAGTGACCCTGATCGTCCTGTGAACACACTTCTGTCAGATGACGCTATTACCCTTAACGGTGGTAGCTTAGATATGACTGCTGGTGAGTTTGCTGACCTTTGGATTAACAAGTGGAACAATGGTGGTGGTGGACGACCAACTAACTCCACTCAAACTACACCACCTGCAACACCTAGTGATGTAGCACCAGAAGCTACTACCAGCCTTGGTGTACAACCTTCAGCCCCTGCTTCTGGAGCTGGTGCATTTGTACAGACACCAACAGGTGAGGGTGAGAACCTTCGTACTGATCGTACTGGTGGTGAAGCGTTTAAGGCATCTGCTGCAACTCAAGACCTAGCACCAGTTAGTAGTGAGGTCTCTGAGAACCTACTCTCTCTCGCAAGTAATGCTTCCGCAGTGCATGGTGAAGGTTCTGCCACAACTAAGAAAATCAATGCTCTAATTAAGACTGTTGATAGTGGTGGTAAGGTTAAGGCTTCTGACGTAACTAAGTTAATCAAAGAGACTAAGGCTCTCCCACGCACACCTGCGCGTCAAGAGCTTCTAGCTGACTTGTATGAGATGCGTGATGAGGCTGATGACTAATGGAAAAGTTTATCCAAGCTATTCTAAGCCTCCTACAGAGCATCCTTAGTGGTTTAGCTACATCCACTACTAAAAAGAACGGAGGGGCCTCACAGGGCCTCTCTGGGACTCCTACGGGCATTAAGAACGTAGAGCTAATCAAAGAGTCTGAGGGCCTACGCCTAAAGGCATATCTACCAACACCCAACGATGTCTATACAATCGGCTATGGTCACACTAAGACTGCTGAGAAGGGTATGGTCATTACACTAGCGGGTGCTGATGCACTACTACTACACGACCTTGCTTGGGTGGAGACTGCAATCGACACGTATGTCCAAGTACCACTAAACCAAAACCAATATGATGCTCTATCCTCCTTCATCTATAATGTTGGTGGCACAGCATTCCGCAAGTCTACCTTGCTAAAAAAACTAAATAAAAAAGACTATAACGGTGCTGCCAATGAACTTCTTCGTTGGGATAAGCAGAAGGGTAAGGTTCTCCGTGGGCTTACTAAACGCCGTCAACTTGAGAAGGACTTGTTTCTGTCATGAGCACACCCGAGCTAGTTTACATTAAGAAGGAGATTCAAGACCTAGCGGCTGACATCTCTGAAATTAGGGCCACTCAAGCTAGGTATATTGAAGAGCACCACGGACTAGAGAAAAGCATTGTAGAGATGCGTAGTGATATTACACACATCAAGTCTTCTCAAGATAGCCTCAACACCAACCTCAATAAACTAATGTTCATCATTGGTGGTGGTTTTGTTGTAGCATTTGTTAGTTGGATCATTAAGGGAGGATTAGCGTGAGTATCAACACTAAGACATTCAAGCGGGAACTAGCATTGATGATGCTTGTGTTCCTTGGGGGACTAGCCTTTTGGGGCAATGTACAGATGGTAGAACTCTTCATCACCCCAATCTTCGCCTTCGTTACTATAGCCTTTGGGTTAGATGCATATGCAAAACAGATAGCAGGAGGTAAGTGATGTGGTTACTAGGGTTTGTTGGGTCAAAGTTGGGACGCCTTGTGGCGCTTGCTTTGGCTGCTGGGGCCTCGATCCTGCTAGTATTCAAAGCAGGTCAACGGGACCAGAAGAAACAACAGCAAGTCGATGGCTTGAAAGAGTACAAGAAAAACATGGAGGCAATTGATGAAGTTGATGTCAACACTGATCTTGATAGCGCTACTAAGCGGCTGTCTAAAAACGGTGGACTACGGGATTGACGCTATATGCAGCATCGAACCCCCTACAGTATCACGTAATGATACACCACAAACTATAATTGAAGTAGATAACTTCAGAGCTAAATGGGAGGCTATCTGTAATGCCAGCTAAAAAGCGGGACTACAAGAAAGAGTATGCCAACTACCAAGGCAAGCCAGAACAGAAGAAGCGTAGAGCTTCACGTAATGCTGCTAGAGCGGCTATGGTTAAGGCTGGTAAGGCTAAGAAGGGTGATGGTAAGGATGTTGCACATAAGAATGGTAATCCAAAGGATAACCGTAAGAGCAACCTGAAGTCACAAGCTAAGTCTAAGAACAGATCATATGCCCGTACCAAGAGTGCTGGTAAGAAAAACCCAAAGGATTAAGGTATGATATTCTTCCCAACAACAGATGAAGACTTCCAGTACTTCCGTAGCCAAGGTTATGCTGGTTCCATTAACGATATGCACTACAAGGCTTTAGGTGACTTGAACCACACAGGTGCTTTGAGTGACCGTACCCGCTCGTTCCTAGTTTCTGAATATGGTAGCTTCCACGAGACTATGAGAGACTTACGCAATACCACTGCTTCGTTTGTAGCCTTGCGCTATGGTGTTGGTGCTATTCAGCCTGAGTTTGTTTTAGACTTTGGTGAAGAGTACTACCGTGTAGATGGCCTTAAGACTGCGCTTTCTGATACTGTTACTCACAGCCGTGCATCCAATGCCACTATGGTAAATAGCTCTGGTACTCTTGTAACGGTAGGTAACAACGTCCCACGCACAGGCCACCACATCTATGATGGCTATGAGTGGGTTAACGAAGGCATCCTTCATGAAAGTCAAGCTCGGACTAATCTGGTGACGTATTCTGAGGACTTCTCGAATACTGCTGCTTGGATTGATGCCGCATCAGTAATAGTGACGACTAATCAGTCTGTATCACCTGACGGTACTCAGACCGCAGATAGTGTTGAACTTGTAAGCAACGGCGACTTCACATATCAACTTTCTACTGTGTCTGCCTCGACCCAATATTCGTTTAGCTGGTACATCAAGTCGGGAACAGCAACTGCACATGTGTACGGGTTCTACGACCAGTCAAACTCCGCATGGGTTGACCAAACACAGTACACTATATCCGATGGAGAATCCGTTGGTAACGGTTGGTATCGTGTGACTAAGACTGTCACGACACCTGTTGGATGCACGTCTTTGAGGGCTTACCCTTTGCGTACTAATGATTCGGTCGGACTCGTCGCAAACACTTATGGCACATCTATTCTCTGGGGCGCACAACTAGAAGCTGGCTCAACCCCATCCAGCTACATACCCACTACAACTGCTACAGTCACTCGTGCTGCTGAGACACTAACAGTCCTTGCGGCTAACATGCCTGCCTACACAGACGCTGTGTCTATCCAGATGCAGGGTAAGATTACCTATGCTGATGGGGGTTCGTTTACAGACGGAGTATTCTTTGATTGGACCGATGGAACCGACTTCATAACTTGCCGTGCTAGTGGGTACACCACAGACTCAGGGAAGGTGTACTTTATACAGAAGGATGCTGGTGTACAGGACGTAGCGAACTCATCCGATGGAGTGATTGCTGAAGGTGTCTTCAGTCCGTTTAACCTGAGTGCACGACACGGCTCTACGTTCATCAACGGCGCAGTGGACGGTACAGCACTCACAGCTAACACCACACCAACTGCTATCCCTGACCGCTCAGCTAATGACTTCCAGATTGGTCCTGTCTTCAACGGTACAATCAAGTCGCTACGGGTCTGGGGTGAAGACATCAGTGACACTGGTATTGCTGCAGCATCAGCACCTACGTTCACAGATGAGTTCGCAATGACTGTTACTACTACAACAGCCAATGAAACCTTCACGATCCCATGTCAGAACGTAGGTACGTTCAATGCTGGTATTCAGTGGGGCGATGGCTCTGTATCTACAGTCACAGCTTACAATGATGCTAAACTAACGCACACCTTCGCAACTGCTGGGGATCACTTGATCCGTATCAGAGGTAGCTTCCCTAACATCTACTTCAATAACGCAGGCGATAAGCTCAAGGTGAAATCAGTACACAACCTCGGTATAGTTGGTTGGACTAGGTTGAACATTGCGTTCCAAGGCTGCTCAAACATGACTAGTTTCACAGCAGGTACTACAGACACCTCTGCTGTTACGAATATGTCTTACATGTTCCGTGACTGTCCTAGCCTCACTGCTCTAGACTTGAGTAGCTTCAACACTGCTGCTGTTACGAGTATGTATGCCATGTTCTATGGCTGCTCTAGCCTTACTGCTCTAGACTTGAGTAACTTCAACACTACTGCTGTTGTGTATATGTCTAACATGTTCCGTGAATGCTCTAGCCTTACTGCTCTAGACTTGAGTAACTTCAACACTACTGTTGTTACGAATATGTCTAACATGTTCTATGGCTGCACTGGCCTCACTGCTCTAGACGTTAGTAACTTCAACACTACTGCTGTTGTGTATATGAATAGCATGTTCCGTGACTGCTCTAGCCTTACTTCTCTAGACGTTAGTAGCTTCAACACTGCTGCTGTTACGGATATGTCTTACATGTTCTATAACTGCTCTAGCCTTACTGCTCTAGATGTTAGTAGCTTCAACACTACTGCTGTTGTGAATGCGTCTTACATGTTCTATGGCTGCTCTAGCCTTACTGCTCTAGATGTAAGTAACTTCAACACTACTGCTGTTACGAATATGTCTAACATGTTCCGTAGCTGCACTAGTCTTACTGCTCTAGACTTGAGTAACTTCAACACAGCTGCTGTTACGACTATGTCTAACATGTTCCGTTTATGCACTAACCTTACTGCTCTGGATGTTAGTAACTTCAACACAGCTGCTGTTACGAATATGTCTAACATGTTCCAAGACAACTCTAGCCTTACTTCTCTAGATGTCAGTAGCTTCAACACTGCTGCTGTTACGGATATGGCTAGCATGTTCCAAAACTGCACTAGCACTACTGACATCATTGGTGTCGAGGACTTCAACATCGAAGGTCTTAACTCAACAGGTGACTTGTCTAACTTCATGACTAACGTGACCCTACCTACCGCTCGTTACGATGCACTCCTAATCAACTGGGATGCACAGGAACCGTTCGACGCTATGACGCCTAACTTCGGCAACAGCACCTACACAGGTGGTGGAACCGCAGCGGCTGCAAGGGCTAACCTGATCAGTACTGATCTATGGGTAATCACAGATGGAGGAATAGCGTAATGGCTATCGTAACCAAGACAGAAGGTTACTACATCATCAACTCAGCGGCGGTCTCCCTAGCGGGGACTGTCGTGTCCTACCGAGATGATGCTGTAGTGCAGGAGTTCGTGACTGAAGCTGAGATGCTAGCAGCGCATGAACTACAGTTCCCAGAGCAATACGTTGTAGAGGAACCAACTGAACCAGATGAACCAGAGGAGGTACTACCATGATTGACCTGAGCATTCGGGTAAAGAACCCACAGGTCTGGTTGGTCAAGGCTAAAGACCTCGGCTTCATGGAAGAGGTAGTTGTAGAACTAGCTGTTCTTGATGAGCTCAATGAAGTAGTCACTCCTGCGGTTATGGAGTGGCGCTTCAAGTCTGGTATTCAGATAGATGAGATCGACGTCATCTGGGTCACTAAACCGACCTATGATGAAGTTGGTGTAGAGCTCACCAGTGGTGTAAAAGCCTCTGGTCAGCACTTCAACATCCGTATCACTAATCCAGAGTTACAGGCCGAATGGTCTTCGCTCTGGACCGAGACACTAGATGAAGAAGGTGATGTAGTCAGCCGTGCAATCGCAGGCGCAGTAGCTGTTACCTCCAATAAGTCTGAGAAGGCTTGGAAGTGGCAGGGCGTTGAGTTCATTGATATCACATCAGTGGCCTCACCTAGCCGCGTCTGGCTATAAACAAAAACAACAAGGAAGAAAACAATGGAAAAGTATATAACTTGGGCTAAAGCTAACAAAGGCAAAGCAATGATTATTGCATTTGTGTGTGTTGTTGTAGTGTCCGAAATCATTAAAAACGTTTAAACAAAAAAAAAGAGCGCAAGAGATCAAGGGTTTCCCCAAGTCTCTTGCGCTCTTTTGCATTATACTGTCTTCTTACCCTTGCCCCTCTTGCCTGTGTTGGGGGACAATCTTGCGTTCACAACACCAAGCCCCATAGCTTCTTCGGGGGAGAGGTGGGGGTACTTCCTCTTGTTCTTGTAAACCCGCTTAGGCACCCCCTTTAGGCGGATGTTATACTTAGGTTTTGTGTCTCGTATGAGTTCGCCCTCTAAGGTGACGGATTGCCCGAAGGTTAAACCCGTGTGGAGGAACTCAGCATAAGAGAAATCGCCAAGGCATTGTTTACCTTCTATGTAAGTAGTGTGCTCAAGTGAAGTCCTGTTAGTTGCATAAATGCGACCAGCTTGACCACGACCAATATAGACAGTCTCAGCCCCATCCTTGTGGGCATAAATGTAATACTTTCGGGTTTTCATTTGTGTCTCCAAAGGTGGGGCTTTTTGCGTTTTAGGACTCGTCGTATGCGTCGTACACTTCATCAATGATCTTATGCTTCAGACACTCTTCAGGTGACATCCACTCATCATTAGGGTGTAGTAGGTGCTTACGGATGTAAGTCTCGGACTTCTTAGTGAACTTCTTATAGTGAGCAATCATACGGTCAGAAGCCATATCGAACTCCTTAGTGATCGCCTTCAACTCACCTTCCTTACCTGATGAACCCCAAGCGTATGTGTGGCTCATAACAGATGTGTTCTTAGTGATGATCCTGTGGTGCCCTGCCATAAGCGTAAGGACGCCACAGGAAGCCACAATACCCTGACCAATCGTAGTGACAGGAATCTGAGACATACGCATAGTCTCTACCAACATCCAGCACCAGTGTACTGCACCACCACCAGAGTTGATGAAGAGTGAGATACCATCTGGTTGGTCATCCTCATCCATCAGGTTGTACTCTGTGATAGCCTTAACGAGAGGCAGGATGTTCTCCTCGTTGAATGTACCTGTGAGATACAGTAGGCCATTGTCATGTAGTATCTTGCTAGGGTCTTGTGGAGCCTTCTGTGGGGCAGGTGGTTGAGTAGCTTTCTTCTTACGGATAACATTAAGCATTATTGATTTCCTTTTCAAACTCACGTAGACGTTTATATACAGATAGCAATTCAATGATTGTGGACCATGACTTAAAGAGATACATCATAGAGCCTTCTACACGCCCAAAGGCACGAAGGATTTGTTGCATAACCCCAAGGGTAATAGCACCACTAACGATAGCTGGGGCTAATACCACATAACCAACAAGAACGTTAGCCTGTAGGCAAGACAAACGAGCTACATTAAACACTGCGTATCTAGCGTAGTTGGTGTAGTGAATCTTACGAACACTGTCGAAGACTTCATTAAGTGTCTTAGGTCGTACTGAACCATCATCTTCTGCTACAACCAATACCTTACGGTAGGCTGCTTCCTTAGCTTGGATGTCGTATTCAATGTTTACAAGTCGTAGTAGCTGACCAACGACCAACAGGATGATAGTAATTCCTGCTGACCAGATGATTGCTGATGCTACCAAACCATACGGCCACTCACCAAAGAAGGACACTACGATACCTGAAGACAACCCCATTAGGATCGGGAAGAATGCTACAAGAACCATGATGCTCTCTACGAAGGAGACACCTAAGCCTTCCATGATCCTAGAGAACTTAACAGTGTCCTCTTGGACTCGCTGTGAGGCCCCCTCAATGCCTCTGGCCTTGTTGTATAGTTTGTGGTAGTGAGCAACCATAGAGGTACGCCAGCGGAACAACCAGTGCTGTGTGAAGAAGCTAACTGATAATGCTACAGCAATATAGATTGCAGCGATCTTACCGAAGGTTGCTAGTTCACCAAAGTATTGAGTAAGTGTGATGTCCCCTTCGCCCTTGAGTGCTTGTTGGATCATGTCGTAGAATGAACCGAACCACTCATTGATTTGTACGTCTAGCTGTACTTGATACCAAAGTGTTAGGAGGATCGCTATGGACCCTCCGTAGGCCCATAAGGCCCACTGCTTTTGTTTAAAGAATAGAAACATAACTTATACTCCTGAAGTTGCGTAACGGTATTCGTAGATAGCCTTGCTCCAAAGTACCTCAGTGGCCCTCATACGATCAATCTGTTCACCATCATCAATGACAACAAACTTTGAAGTTGTAGTGCGTACTAGGAGGTCGTGGCCGAATGATATTGGGATACCCACTTGAGCTAAGTAACTAGACATATCAACATATGCCCTACCAAACATCTGAGTGATCTCAAGGATTGTTACGTTTGTAGGCACCATAGTAAGGTAAGGTGTGTGGAACCAAAGCTCACCATCAACTACAACCTTACTGCCACCTAGTGCTGCGAATGCTGCCGCAGAGACTGCTCTCTTACCAGCAGGGATGATGACTACTGACCCCTCCTCTTTAATATACCTACCAATATTAAGACCTGAATAGTAATCTCCACCCTCACCAAAGATAGTTACAGTAAGTACATCATTATCCCGCATAGCAAGATAGACCATGATTGCTTGGAATTTAGTAGTTTTGCCAGTGATGGCTAGGCTCTTAGTAGTGTCGTCGTATACCACAGCAGATGATGCTGGTGTTGCCAGAGCTAAGACAATGGCCGTTGCTAGATACTTAAACATTATAGTTTCTCCTTGTAGAACACTCTAACCCACTGTGCACAGATACCTGAACGAACAATGTCGTCTAAGGTGAACTCTACGATTGGTACAGGAAGCATGTGCTTCTTTGCTAGGTGTGTGATTTTGGTTAAGCCATCGCCTTCTTTAAGGTCAGTCTGTTGAATGTCCCCATTGAGTACGATGGTTGATCCCTCACCTACGCGGGTCAGGAGCATCTTAAGTTCGTGTGTAGTAATGTTTTGAGCCTCATCACAGATGATGAAAGCATTGTCGAAGGAACGACCACGCATGAGGGCTAGTGGTGCCATCTCAATGTTACCGTTCTTAATACCAGTCTCTACTGCTCCTTTACCAAGGTGTTTGGTAAGAACCTCAAGTACTGGCATGGCCCAAGGTGCAGCCTTCTCTTCTAAATTTCCGGGAAGGTAGCCCATATCCTTACCAACAGATACCATAGGGCGAGTGATTACGATCCTGTCGATCTCTTTCTTTGTATAAAGGTCAGCAGCACAGGTGGTAGTCACGTAAGTCTTACCTGTACCAGCAGGGCCAAACACAATCACTTGGTCTGAGGATGCGATAGCGTCTATTAGTTTCTTCTGGTTGTCAGTTGATGGTACTAAACCTGATGTCTTCTTCTTAGCTGCTCCTTTGTATGTGGTCGCTCTCTTATCGGGAGCATCTTTTCGTGACTTAGGTGCTTGCTTAACCATTATCTATTCCTTCATAATAAGTATTTACTACGTTGTTGAGTCTCTCCTGAGCTTCCTGTGCTAAACAGAACTCAAGGGCAGTGTCTGCGTGTTGTATGATGACCCAAAGTTGTTCCTTATTCATATCAGACATACAGTAACCAGCCATACCACTAACTATGTAGTCGTACTCGTTGATGTCAAAGAAGTCGTCTTCATCCATTGGGTCATCCTTTTGTTTAATTACTCACAAGTGCGAAGGCCAGTAGCAGGGTCAAAGTAACAAGCCCCACCAACCTCATCTACAGAAGATTCATCCACGAAGCTGTGGTCCCCTGAGTCTTTCTCTGGTGTAGCATCCTCTGATGTAGCAGCGTTAAGGATACCAAAACGTTTACCAGATGCACGGAAGGTTGTGCAACCAGAGCTACCACCATCATAAGCTGCCATATAGACTTGCTTGAACTGTTCCCAAGTAACATCATCACCAACATTACAGGTCTTAGAACATGCGCTGTCTACATACTTAGATGCAAGGTTGAGAACCTTTACGTGGTCGAACACTGACAGAGAGTCAGCAGTCTCACCTTTGATACCAAACTCACGATAGCCATAGTCTTCTACTCGTTCAACACGAGGGCCATCGAAGGTCTGGATAGTGCGGTCGTAGAAGTGTGAGAACACTGGCTCAATACCAGAGGACACATTGTTTGCACTAAGGCTGATAGTACCTGTTGGTGCCACAGAAAGCAGGTGGCTGTTACGAATACCGTGAGTAGCAATAAGTTCACGGATGTCATCAGGCATTGTTAGCATGAAGTCGCTGTCCAAGTATTCTTGCTTGAAGAGTGGGAATGGACCCTTCTCGACTGCTAGGGATACAGAGGTACGATAACAAGTATCACGAATGATAGCCATGATCTTCTCTAGCTCATCAAGGAATGGTTGTGATCCGTAAGGATACCCCATAGCCTCAATAGCATTTGCTACACCAGTAACACCAAGACCCATACGACGCTTATCCTTAGCTTCCTTCTCTTGGGACTCTAGCGGATAAGTAGCACGATCAACAACATTGTCCATTGCTCGTACAACGTAGGGGATGTCATGCTGAAGTTTCTCATAATTAAACTCCCATACTCCATCTTCATCTTTCTCCATATATTGTGTAAGGTTGAACGAACCTAGTAGACATGCACCGTTTGGTGGCAGAGGTTGTTCACCACAGGGGTTGGTAGCTGCGATATACTCACAGTATGCTAAGTTGTTCTTCTTATTAATACGATCGATGAACAGAATTCCCGGTTCCGCCCAATCCCATGTGCACCGTAGGATGTCATCCCAGAGTGCTGTAGCTTTCACTGTACTGTACACACGACCATCAAACACTAGGTCAAAGTCTGTGTCATTCTTTACAGCTTCCATGAACGCATCAGTAACACCAACAGACAGATTAAACTGTGTAAAGGATGTTGAGTTGTTCTTAGCACGAATGAACTCTTGGATGTCAGGGTGGTCAACACGCAGTACGCCCATCTGAGCGCCCCGTCTGTGCCCTGCGGAGCTGATTGTCTTACATAGTGCGTCAAAGATGCCCATGAAGCTCAGAGGGCCACTAGAGCGGCTGTCAAGGCTACGGATGTGAGCACCGTGTGGTCGTAGTGTCGAGAAGTCGTATCCGATACCACCACCTAGTTGCATAGTCTTAGCAGCTTCAGCAGCAGCTTGCATGATACCTTCCATGCTGTCTGGGATAGTCATAGAGACGAAGCAGTTGTATGGAGTTACTGTTCGTGGTGCGCCCATAGCTGATTGTACACGACCAGCAGGTAGGAAGCGCATGTGATATAAAGCATCACGGAAGTTGTTGAAGTGCTCATCGTCGTCCTGTAGGGACTGAGCTACGCGGGTCATAGCCTCACGAAAGGTCTCACCTTTACTGCGGTACTTCATAGCGTGGATTTCTTCAGAGATGCCCAGCTTAGGGCCATTGTCATTACGAATTGTCATTATTAGTACCTCTTAGTGATTTATCAAATAGGACCATTACGGCCATGTAGTTGTAGTTCTCTATACTCACTTTGTCTCACGACCACGTTTGTCTTTGTCTTCTTTCAACCACACCATACGGTCAATGTCTGCTCGACTGAGGCCAATGTCGTTTAGCTCACGGTTTGTTAGTTGGTTAAGCTGCTTGATAGCCTTACGATGCTCACGCCAAGTAGCCAAGTAATTAATGTATCGCCAAAACATAGTCATCGGTTATCTCCACTTCCACCTAGTACGCCACGTTCTTCGCGGCTGTTCAACTTATCAACATTTTTCTTTAGTATTTCATCTAAGTCACTGTCGTAGTAGTTAGCTAGTGCAGTAACATAGAACACTACATCCCCTAGCTCCTTAATGATGTCTTCACCTGCTACTAACTTACCATCACGTATCTGCTTCTTAATCTTCTCAGCAATCTCCCCAGCCTCACCTACGAGACCAAGGACGTTCTCAACTAAACGATCACTACCTGTTGTCATGATCTTACCCTCAACCCACAGACCATACTGACGATTGCTCATTGTTGTTTGTGGTACTGTAATCTTTGTCATTCATTTCACCTTATGATAATCTGGGTGGTAACGCACTAAGTGTGCGCCCCTGTACCCTGTGTCTGTGTTGTTGTCGCCACGTAGTGCAGCGTCAGTCTCATGATCCGTATGTCCTTCGAAGTGTCTCAAGGCTGATCCATTGGGGCTCGTACATACCGTCTTGGATATTTCGCTTGATGAGTACGCCTTTCCACCATTCTTTGTTCGCTTGGCCAGCCCAACCTTCTGGAGCGCCCTTGTAACAGCCGACGACGGTCCCAATAATACCGTTGCTTCCAACGTCATCTTTAAAATATACACCACGTTTATGACTGTGACCAACGCTGACAGAACGATAGCGCTTTTGTAGTAACCCAAAAGCATGATGTACACCACTAATGGCACGACCAAAGTTACCAGCGCCCACAAAGTGAGCGTAGTCAACACCGTCGTAATTATGAATGGCGGGGGCACCGTGTTCGTATTCGTGGTATTCGTCAAACCACTTCTTCGTTTGTAGATGCTTGAAGCTAATGCCATACTTGTCTCCCTCCAATCTTGGGTCAAAACCTATTGCTGTTCTAATACGAGCCTCGTGGTTCCCCTCGAAGCCGTACCACTTAGGACGCTTACTCTTACTCTTCTTAAAGCGATACCGAAGTAACTCCTGTGACTCATTATACGACACAATATCTTTCTCATAACTCTGAGCTACTAATGCTTGTGGCTTCTTAGTGTCGTAGGAGTTGAGAGACTTCATGTCAGCCCCATCGCCTAAGTCTACACAGTAGTCAGGCTTGATGTCGTGGATTAGACCACCCAACCAGTCAAAGCGCTCATTGCTTGTCTCTGGTGAGGCGTGTCCACACGACCACACGATTGCTGTCTTACTCATCTTCTTCGTCCTCTAATTCTATATAGCCAAACTCTCGTAAGTCCTCAAACTCACTTATAGCATCGCAGAATGTGTCGTAGTAGATGTTCTCAGACCAGTTGTATCTACCATCAGTAACTAAACAACTATTCCAAAAATGACCCTCATCATCATGTGGCCCACTTAAGATTTGTATAAGTCTTGTCATTTGGGTTTCTCCTTCATCCAGTCTACTGGAATTAATCTATCGGCATATAGGAAGCCATGTTTGTCACACCACCCCCCATATGTCTGGGAGGAAGATTTGCTTAACTTAGTTCTACTGCTACTGAATACAAACCTAATGTCTAACAGTGGATGCTGCTCCTTAATCAACAGATGTTTGGTTCTGTCGCTAGGCATGAAGCGTCCTTTTGTCTCGATTATGATACCGTTAGACATCTTGAAATCAGGTGTGTACGTCCTTGGTTTTGACACAAATTTGACTTTGAACTTTTCATATTCATAGTCTGTCTTATGAGCCTTAAGATGTTTAGCGTTGTCTTGCTCTAAACCAGAACGGTAGCCAGCCTTTAGGGCTGATTGCCTTAGCTTGCTTCTGGGGGTTGCCATATCTGATCCTCCTCACGACGTAACCACAACAACCTAGCATTCTCAATGACTTTCTCTTCGTCACCTTTGTATGCCTTGACACAGAGGTCGTATAACTCACGCTCTGTGGTTGCCTTAGCTAACATCTTCTTAGACTTAACAGGACCAATACCCATAAGGCCACCAACATTGTCAGCAGAGTCACCCGTTAGGATTTGACCATAGACAAACTGTAAGCCCTCAAACTCCTCTACAGTCACTAGCGTACCTCGGTTGAAGTTGTAGTGGCCACATGGAATCTGTAGGAAGTCCTTGTCGATAGAAGCAATGATAGTACTAGGCCCAAGCTCTGTGGCTCGAATAGCAATATCATCATCTGCCTCTTGTCCTTCAGAGACCTTAGCATTGTAGTGTTCAATCAGGTATTGTCGCATAGCCCCTAGAAAGATAGGCTTAGGTCTTTCCTTTCGTTGTGCTTTGTATGTTGGTTGGAAGTCGTGTCTGAAGTTACCCTTACCTGTAAGGAACATCTCCCACACATCATCACCACCAGCGAATGTTGTAGCTTCTAGGATGCGGTCCACAAGGTCGTCGATCTTATGTTCGCCATCTTCAGGGTCTTTATCCTCGCAGTAGTAGGCTGATCGGTAGGCTAGGATGTCGCCATCAATTAGTATCTTCATAAGGTTTCATTACCGTTGATTTGGTTGATACGCATATCGCAGTATCGCTTGATCTTCTCTAGGTCTGTGATCTCACTGTCCTCCTGTGTTTTACCATCGTAAATCTTGTAGCCAGCACGAGTACCATACTTGATGATGTTACCACGCCAGAACTCTAACTCATTCTTCATGATGAAGGTGATAGGTTCAATCTCAAACCTAGCGTAGTGATCTGGTTGATTGATGATGTCGTTGTCATACTCACACTCACCACAGATACCATCGTCATCTAGGTAAGCCTCACAATCTAAGCAAAAGTTACTCATCTGTTTCTCCCAATATGCTTTTGAATACATAGTCTAAGTTTGTTCCAGTAGCACCGCAGTAGAGTAGTAGCTTCAGACCTAACTCTTGTGCGAAGGCTGCTGTCTTATCGTCTAGGTCGAAGGTACAGGTTGCACTGCCGTCTTTATGCTCAGACAACGCTGTGACTTTCATTATCCCTACCTCACTCATCACCTATCTCCTTTGTTTTATTTAGTTCAGCTTGATAAGCATCACGAGCAGCATCAGCATCATGAGCAGCAGCCTCGTAAGCAGCATAAGCATCATAAGCAGCATCATAAGCATCATCATAAGCATCATAAGCAGCATGATAAGCAGACTTTAGTTCTTCTAGCTTAGTCATTGACTCTAACTCCTGAAATCTAGCCATCAGTACTGATCCTCCATTAGAGCTAACCATGATACAGGGAATAAGTCCTCCATCTTTAAAGCAATGTCCCATGCTACCTTCTGTGTCTCTGCTTGTGTGTCTGTAGCACAACGTAAGCGACACATGTCAGCAAAGGCGTCTAAGCTACCAGACCAATACCACTCGGTCATGGTGGATTGTGGTAGGATCATACGAGCTTGTTCAGGTGCCACACCTTGTTGTAGCATCTTGCGGTAGTCTCCTAGTGCCTTAGCGTTGACCTCATCAGCGTAGATGCTAGGGAAGTACTGAGACTTACACTCAGCACCTGAGCCTTGCTTAACGTCCTCTGCACGGCCTCTCCATACGTCTGGTGTATAGAACTCAGGGTCATCATCGACGTAGCGACGACTGATCTCATTCCAACGTAAGAACTTATGCTTCACTAACTGTCGTGCTACAAAGATAGGTGCCTTGACGTGGTATGATGCAAAGCAGTGGCCGAATGGACTAAGGTGTTTGTAGCTGGCTAGGTAGTTGACCAGCTTAGTGTCACGGCTTGACAACACGTTAGGGCCACCTACACGTCCCTCAAAGGATGACTTCTTACCAAAGGATACCCGAGCAGCATTAACTACGCTAAGGTCCGTCCCCATTGAGTCTATAAGGGTTGCCTCTATGTTCGCCATTGTGCTTCCTCCTCCTCAAACATTTCCTGAGCTAAGTCTATCTGTTCTTGTGTTAGTTCTTGGTCACACCCAAGGTCTAAGTTAGTGGCTGTGAACCAACCATGTTGTAGTAGGCTGACATCTACCTCTAACTCATGGTTATTTTTGTCCATTAGGTAGACACGAGTGTCAATAATCTCCATCCTCATCTTCCTCTTCATATGCTGCTTCAAGTAAAGCTGTCCAAAGGATGTCCAACTTACGATTTGTACGACCTAGTTCCCACACAGTGTACGCGAGGACTGCTAAAGTCCCCGCGAGTATGTATTCTATTCCCAAAGGTCGTCTGCTGCACAACTCCAGACCATACGCCCATCTGACCGTTCAGCCGCAATGGACTCCACATTGGTCCACTCAGACCGTGTAGCCTCAGAGACTACGTGTAGCCAATCCTCTAGGTAATCTACATCTGCTGAGATAGTCTTAACGATACCATTAAAGGTCATTTTGATGTCTACTTGCATTAGAACGCATCCTTATTTACTACAGAGCCACTTGACTCACCATCGTACTCAACCAAGTCAGTGATTGCTAGTTTCTCTAGTCGGATGGAAGCACGAGAGCCATCACCATAGATAGAGACCTTAACGACAGCCTTAGTGCCATTACCTAGCTCACCATCCTCACTGAATGACCACTTCTTTGTGCTTTCACCTTCACGGAAGTCGAACACTAGAGGGGCACCACCAAAGTCTTCGATACCAGAAGGGTGCTTGTTAGGACGCTTCAGCTTCAGGTACTTACCAGAGGCTAACTCTGAGTTACCAACCTTGATTGTGTCGTGGCCCATAGCTGATGGAGGAGCACCAGCACCAAAGAACTTATCGAAGTCCTCGTCTGTCTCTGGGTAGAAGTTGACGTTGTACTGACCTTCCGTCTTTGCGTGGAAGTCCATGTTCGCATCCATGTTGTCTGTGAATACTCGTGCGTATTCGATGAAGCCTGTCATTGCGATTACTGTTGTCTTAGCCATTAGTGAATATCCTTGTAAGAGTTGCCCACGGCGTAGTCTACGTCCAGTGGAACATTGAGTTGAATGATAGTATTGAGCTTGTCTTTGCACTCAAGTAGTACTTTAGTTGTTCTGTCTGCATCATCAGTCTCTACGATTACCTCATCGTGGAATTGACCAATGACTTTCTCACCAGCTCCCTTAACTAGCTTCACATATTGGTCGAAGCAGTAGACGCCAGTTGATTGGTTTGTAGTAGACCAACGGTCCTTTTCAGACCGTAGGCTGTGCCAGAACCCTGACACGTCGTTGTAAATCCATGATTCATCACCTATCTTACGAACCTTTCTTGTTTCAGCTATCTTTTCTACTGCCCAGTTACGGTCCCAGTATGCTGTGATTAACTTCTTAGCTGCCATAACCTTGAGGCCAGTGGCACGTGAGAGTGTCGATGCACCTACACCATAGACGGCGCTGTAGTTCACAGCCTTGTACGCCTTTCGAACAGCTACAATCTGTGAAGCTAGTTCCGCTTGCTCACCCTTTGGCAGGGACTTCATTTGTTCTAGCGTTAGGCCAGTACCGATCTTCGCCATCTTTCCTCATCCTCCATGCTTTTCCTATGCAATGTTGCTCTGAGCCAACCTGTCCCCACTTAGTGTTGCTCTGAGCCAACCTGTTCTGTGACTAGTTCTGTTTTTGGTACCATTGGTAGAACTCGTACTCCTCTTGTGTTAATGCCCCCGCGTGTACGGAGAGCGAAATATGTGGGTCATACCCCTTAACATTCATACTTTCCACATACTCAGGGTCCAATGGTTGCATGTAGTGTCGCTTAGTAGTGTCCTCTAGGGATACCATATCGCAACCTACTAGAACCTTACCCTCTGGTGCAATCAAGCACCCCCTGATCTCTTTACCCCAAGGCTTATCAACAGCAGGAAGATTAACTAAAGGCTTCCTGTGCTTGAACCTGAAGGTGTTAGTGAGTCCAGAGATACCAGCCACTAGATACCCACCCACTTCACACTCAATGAAACCCTTAACGACACCTAGTCTGTGGCTGATAACCGTCAGGTCTTCCAAGAGTTTGATCGAAGGCTCTACCTCTGCTAGTTCTACTACACTAGGACATAGGTCTGAGCCGTCTCGTACTTGTGGTATCTTGCGCTCCTCACCAAAACCTTCACCTCGTACATACTTAAATGTCCGTGGCTGCCAGCCTAGCTGATAGAGCCATTCCTTTACTTGTTCGTGGCTGTTAGGGTTGCCATCCTCATGTCCAACCAACACAGTCATAGGCTGCATTGTAGATGCTGGCATGTAGGACTCTAGTAGCAACTGTTGCCAAGCCTCGCCTCTTGAGGAAAGTGTACCATCTTTCTTGTACATAACCTTTGGCGGGTTCATCACCTTAGTGATAGGCTTCTTCGGCATTGCTTGTGATAGCTGTGTTTGTGAGTCCTCCTTCATCTCTAATAGTTTGTCGTGTAGTGCTTGAGCCTTTGGCACATCTAAGCGCCAACCGTATACTTCCTGATCCCTTGCACATTGTAGTTTGAATGTAAGGTAGTCAGTGAGTTTCTCTAGCTCCCCTTCTTCACGGTAGAGGCGCTTGAGCTTACGCTCTAGTATGTACCACACCTCTAGGTTAATCTTAACGTCTTCTTCACACCTATGCTTGTAGTCTTCATAGGCTAGGTTGTCCCAGTCCTCAACCTCTGGCTTCTTTACACCAACTGTTGCACCCCAGTGAGCTAAACCGTGTCTTGCTCGTTTAGGTTCTAAGTACCACGACAGCGCCAAGGTATCAATGATAGTAGCATCTGTTGTGATGCCAAACTTTATCAAGGCAGGTATATCGAAACCCACAATGTTATGGCCGATTGCTGTTGTAGTCTTAAACATGACCTCCTGAATGGTACTAAGGTCATTAGTGCTGTGTACCTCACCAGAGCCTACTACCGACCACGAGAAGACGTGTATCTTAGTAAGCCTATCTAGGAGGCCGTCTGTCTCAATATCGAATACAATTTTCATAGAGCCTCCATAGTGAATGTTGATGTGTTGAATAGCATGTCGCCCGCGTGTCCCTCCTCTGATGTTGGGCGGTTCTTTTCGATGATCAGGCGTGTTGTGTTCCTATCCATGAAGTCTTCCGCGTCTTTGTCTCGATCTAACCGAATGATAACAGAGGCACGTTGGCCCAGCATCTTACAGTATTTAACCTCGTTGTCCTCATTAGTGTGGGCGATGGTAATGATGCCCACGTTAAGGTCTGCTGCAACCTTAGACAACCTAACAGCTAACTCAGCTAGTAGGCCCTCCTTGTTCTGCTCTGAGCCAACAGAGATAACATCTTGCACAGGCTCGAACATAACGTAGTCACAACCATATGCTTCCTTGAACATCCGTATCTGTGAGATCAACTCATCAGCACCCTGACCATCCTTCATGAAGTATTGATAGTAGTTCTCGCTGTCTCCTAGTCGTTGGATGCTTGCTCGTACTTCATCAGTCTTACCCTTCTCCTCAACCAAGTCCTTGCGGGTCAGGTTGTCCTTGAGGTCATACGACACCAAGCCAAGCACAGAGCGTAGCTTAGTTTCCTCTAGGTGCATCGTAGCGAAGGTAACGCCACGCTGTAGGAAGTTCCATTCAAGGTATCTCATTAGCTCTGTCTTACCAATACCTGTAGGTGCCTTGAACACTGTGAAGTGCCCCTGCATCAACCCCATTGCCTTCTTATCGAAGTCTGGGATGCCCGTAGGGACATAGGAGTGGTCAGGCGTATCATCGAACAACTCTAGCAGATCATCTGCACTGTGTAGGATGTTGTCAGGCATGAAGCGCTGAGCGTTATACCACGCGCTCTTGTACTCACTAGCCTTGTTAGCCTGTAAGAACTCGTTAGCGTCCTTATAGAGCGTGTGATCGACCCTGTAGACCTTGTTAGGGAAGATGTTGTTGATCTTCTGTGCCACCTCATCACCAGCACCATCCTTATCGACACTCAGGACAATCTTTTCGAAGCTATCTAGCCACGGTATGACGTTCTCCCAGAATGCCTTAGATGGGTTGGCTGATGGTAGTGATACGACAGGTGTTGGGTAGCGTGAGCCACGACCAATCATCTGCCACGCTGACATAGCGTCAAGTTCTCCTTCAGTGATAGTAACCATCTTAGATGTACCAGCAACAAACAGGTTCATCCCAAACAACTCATCCATCTTACCAACAGCAGTGAAAGACTTAGGTAATCTACGTGTCTTCTTACTACCTGATGGGTAGATGTATTCTTGTTGGATCGGTACGCCTTCCCTAGTGCATAGGGTCTTGACGTTGTAGTGTTCCATCACATCCTGTGCGATACCACGCATAGGAACAAACTTGTATAGGCTCTCTGGTGGCCTTTCTACTACCACCACTGGTGAATTAAAACCCTTATCCTCTAAGGGGTACTTGTCTAGGATTTCCTGATCGTATTTACGACCCGCCTTTGGATATGCGCTACCACAAGAATAACACACTCCAACCATCTTGACTGAATTATAAGCGAAAGCATCACTGCTAGGGCAATTCGGGCAAGGCTGTCTAGTTACTTCTGACATACTTAAGACTTCCTTATGTTTATATTAGGTTGTAGTTGTAGGTGTTACCCTAGTGCTTACTTAAGTTATACTAATAGATAACAGGATTGGGGATTTTTGTTATGGCCTCCCCGAAACTTTCTTCGTACTATTGGTAAACTCCTTCCAACTGTTTCCGTAATGCAACAGTAGCTCTTGACACTAATTGTTGCACACCAATTCGTTCTATCCCCATCATCTCCGACACCTCTTGTTGCGTGTGACCCTCAATGTATACCATCTCCATGACAAACTTTTGCTTGGGTGTAAGCGACTCCATTGCCCCGTAAATAACTGTTTTCATGTCATTATCTACAACATCTTCTGTGGTCATCTCCTCTACTACACCACCAGAAAGCTCTACCATATTCATTTTCCCATTACGTTCTGGGTTTAAGAAGTTCTTTAGGTAGCCGCTGATGTATGGCTTTGCGAATGCTGCAAAGGATGTGTTGCGGGTGCTGTCGTGGCGTTCTGCTGCTTCACACAACCCAAGAGCCGCTACTTGTACCAGTTCTTCCCACTCTGCTTCTTCACTGTAGTGCTGTGAAGCTGCGCTGTAGGCTAGCGGTAGGTAGTCTTGGATGATAGTAGTTGTTCTTCCTTTTGGCTTATAGCCTCCTTTGTCTTCTAGTGCGACCTTTCCTACCACCAAGTTATCTGTTGGAAAGATGTCACGCCCGTTGAATAGTTTAACTTTTACAAAGTCCTCATCGCCATTTAGTATGGCCTGATCAACTTCAACTCGTCCGTATACGTCATGTTTGGTAATCATTAGAAACGACCTCGCTTGTCAAATAAATCTTCTGCTGTTTCGTTGTACTCTTTCCCCTTGCTCAATTCGATCTGGTCAAACAAAGATGTACCTTTCTTTAGCTTGGATGCTTCCGCTTCCTCTGGTGTGATGTTGTAGCTAGGGATTTTATCATATGTTGTTCGTGCCCCTTCGCGACACTTAGTGATCTTACCACCACCAGCCAAGTATGTGTCGATCAGGTCTTGATAATCTGATGGGTGGCTGTGGTCTGCGATGGTAGTATATTCGTTCACGTCTGCGTTCATGTAATAAGTAGTCATTTTGTTTTATCCTTCTGGGTTGAATGTGATCCATAGCATAGCACCAAGCCACACTACGAATACTACGCCGAATACGATTGCTATTCCAGTCATTGTGTTTCCTTTGTCATGGTGTCCTTGAAAGTATACCACACCTGTGTGATTGCCGCTACGCCTACCGTCATGCCAATCAACGTGATGGGTTCGAAGGGAGACTGATCCCAAGAACCGATAGCTAAGAGCGTGTAGGAGGTCGCCAAAGATGATAGTATCAGTATTAGTTGCGATAAGATGCGGACGAATCTGTTCATTGTATTTCCTTTGGTTTAGGTTGTTGGGGTGGTGGCATCATTGGGTCGCATGGGTCATCCACAGGTGTTCCCACCGCCTGTACCTGTGCCACTGCCCTCTTGGTTGCCACAGTTACCTTTATCCTTTCCATCTTTTCCGTCCTTGCCGTCCTTGCCATCTTTTCCTTTAGGTCCACGCTTGCCACGCTTACCGTCCTTGCCGTCCTTACCATCTACACCATCAGTACCGTTAGTACCGTTAGTGCCATCAGTGCCATCAGTGCCATCCTTACCTGCTGGACCTACTGGACCTACGTTGCTTGTTGAGTTGTCTGGGCCTGTGTCGAACATGATGGTTTTCTGTGTCTTGCGGCCATCATCACAGTACCAACGCTGGTGGATGATACCACCTTCGATTTGGATACCTTCAAAGACGTAGCCTTTAGCACCACAAGCCCACGCAGGTGGGTGCTGCTCAGGGCCAGCGTGTGCGGCTGCTGTTGTTGCTGTTGCGATTGTTAGGGCGATTGTTGTGATGATAGTATTCTTCATTGGTCGTTCTCCATTTGTGCGTT